ATGCGTAAAGAGTTCAAAATCTACTGCACCAGTGCAGACATCGGGCCGGATCGACTGATCCGGCTTTTTCATTTCGGGAAGTCCGAGGATGCACTTGCGGCAGAGCTTGGCGTGACCGTCAGCACCGTGCAGGCGTGGAAAGATGGCAAAGTGCCGGTGCCAGTTGTGTGCGTGAAATACCTGGAGCTACTGGACAGCAACGAGCTGCGATGCGATGGCGTCTGGAACGGCGCCCGTGCCGAGGGTTCGCGCCTGATCGTACCAGCTGGCCACCATGTCACCCTCGACTATGCCGAGATCGAGCGACTTGCCGACTACCGCCGACTGTTCCACCTACGCACCATGCAAACCGACCTAATCGAGCGTCTGATGATCGAGCGTGACTTCTACCGCGACAACTGCCACCGGCAAGCCCGCTTTGGCCTGATGGTCAACAGCCTATTCGGCTAAGTGGCGCGGCGATCCATGTACAGGCGATCAAGCGCCGAAACCACCGCTGCCGATCGGGAAAGCTTTGGGTCTTTGCGAATTTCGTAGTCAATCAACCGTTCGACCTTGGCGGCATCACCAAGGCAAGCGGTCAGCAGCTTGCGGTAACTCGGTGTGGCCTTGTAGTCGGGCGCGCTGCTGGCACCCTGCTCCGGCTTGCTGGCTGTCTTGGTCGGCTGCGGTTTGTTGAAACCCGCCTTGCTGACGCGCGGCCTACGCACGGCAGGACGAATGACCGGACGCGCCTTGTAAAAGGCCCGCGTCTTGCGCTGCCACCATTCCAGCGCCAGAAAACAAAGCCCCGCCAGTGCGGCGACCAGATTGTCAGAAGTGAGCGCATGGACGGCGACAAAGACCAGCACAGCACCAGCAAGGCCGAAGATTTTGAACATGGTAGCTCCAGTTAATGCGCAAAGCATAACCGGACAGCACTCTGTTGACGACCCCGCATAGCCAGATAAGACCGTGGGGCGCTGCCCCACCCCCCGCACTCGGCGTGAGCCAGCCGGGCAGGCGTAAAAACCCCACCTGCCCAGCAGGCAGGAGCGTCTTTGCGTGGGCGGCGGCTCAAGGGCTTTCGCGGCATAAAACCCGCACGGTAAGGCTGTGCGGATTTATTCCACGACCCTTGACCGCACACGACGTGATCACATCATGATGCCCTCTGGATCACTGGCAGCGATCAACTATTGTGACAAGCGCCCCGCCCTGCACTAAAGCCGTGACAGAAACCGGCAGATGCATCCAGGTCAGTCACAGATGTGACTCCCCGGGAGCGAGTGGCGATCGATGAGTCACAGTGACTCAGCTCCCGTGACCGGCACGAGCTGGGTCACACCTGGTCGGTCACGGCGGCGCTGCATCCGCTTGCGACAAGCTGCCTCAGCAAGCACTGCCTTGCCCTGCACTGGCCGGCCACAGCCACAAGAGCACAGGCGAACGGAATCAGCTGGAACAGCTTGAAGGATGGCCGCAGCAAGCAGGCGCCCCATCGGCACTGGCACGCCATTACCCACCGCACGATACTTGGCAGACAGGGTGAAGGCAGGCAGGTCAAGCGCATCAGGCAAGCCCTGCAACATGCAGAAACGCCGCCAGTCACGGCGGTTCTGATCAGCACCTTCAGAAGCGGTGCAGCACGGCTCAACATCGGTGATCCGAGGTTGGCGATTCACGGTGATGACGTGCCCATCGCGGTGACCGAACTGAAAATGCCGGAGCCGGTTTTGTGGCAAGCCGCATTCCGAGGCGTTGATATCGATACGCTGGTGACTGTAACCATCAATCACAAGGTCGGGCACCTGAGCTACGTTCTCCAACAGCCACCAGACCGGGCGAGCTTCAAGCACAACACGGCGATACTCTTCCAGCATCTCAAGGCCGTTACCGGTTGGGGCGGTGCGGCGAGCCTTGGAAAAATCAGGGCATGGGCTACCACCTATCACGCCATCGAACCGACCGGGCGGCACATGGAAGTCACGAATATCACTGCCGTAGATCAGATCTGGACCACGAACGACCGAAATGCCCTCCGCTTCAAAGCCACGACCAAGCAAATCAATTCCGGGAAAAAGGGAAAGCACCAACTGTGACGGTGTGGCCATGACTCGCTCCTAGTAGATCACAGATACAAGTGTGACCGAGCTGCTGTGACTTGTCCAGGACGAGTCACACCAGGTCGGTCACATCATGTTGGGTGTTTTCTGGCGGGTATCAGGGATGGTGATGAAGCGGTCGCCCGTGTCAGGCACAACGCTATCTGCCGACACAGCTGGTGGCAACACTTGAACTGGCGGCGCATTAGCACGCCCCCACTCCTCTACAGGCCACGACGTCACCACCACCGTATCAGTACTGCCGACCTCATCACGCGCCAACAGGACATAGCCGCCCTTGTCTTCAAAACGCCAGCCGTACTGATGCAGATCCGAAAGACGTATCTGCTCCCGCACCTTATAGCCTTCATCACGAAATTCGATGATGCCGGCCATACGACCATCCACAGCTTTAATGAAGGCGGCCAAGCGGGGACGGTACTTCAACGACAGAGAAGCGATGTAATCATCAGGCGTTCCGGTAACCGCCTCGCGGATGGCTTGCGTTTCCGCCCCCTTGATCGATGATTCGGCCACTTCCGTGACAACGCCCTTTTCTTTCGCTGGCACCGCGGCCTTGTCCTGGGGCTGGGCTTGCTCGATTTGTGCGGATGGCGCAATGCTGGTCTTACCAGTAAAGATGCCGGCCACAAACCAGATAGCCACCGCAGCAGCGCACAAAAATGCCGGCACACCATAACGAATCGATGGCCGCTTCCAGATCACGGCGCGGTCGTCTTTCAAGTTACCTGTATTAGTAGTGCCATCAGTATGACTCTTGTAAATACCAAAATAACGAGGATCATATTTGCGAACACCCTTAGTGATTTCGGTGAACTTATCACGACTAACACGCTCATTCATTGCCCACGAATAGCGCCCCTCTGCACCCAAGGCGGTCATTTTCTTGAAATAAATCAGCCGCTGTACACGATCACGCCAGAACAGGTGAATATTGCGATAGGACTGACCGCACAGCACCACATCGATGCCACGCTGACCATGCTGGGTAATGAACTCGATCTGCTCGGGATTGAGCTTGAAACCTGTAGGGTGAAAGTCCTGAACTTCATCAAATATGACAAGCCCGTCATTTTTGGCAAATTCATGAATATTGACCGACTGATCCCATGGCACCAATGTCAACAACGCCGCCACCGCTTCAATATCCATTTCAAGGATTTCAGCAATTTTTTCCGGACTAACACCTTTGATATTAGTGCAAACATGGCGGCCAACCTTAATCGCCGGCAAGGCCATCTGCGTCATTGCTTCCCACGTCTTACCAGCACGCGGCAAACCCTCATGAAATATGATCATCAGATTTTACCCAAAGTAGCAATACGACGAATTAGCGAAAAAGTATAACCGGCACCCAATACCGATAGCGAATAAGCCAATCCAGTATTACCCAAAAAGAACAGAATAGACGGGTCGACTGAATCAATAACCGACTGCATACCTGCACCAATAAAATCCGGCACCGGAATTGCGGAAATAATATAGCCAATCAAATCAAGAAACATTCCAAACAAGAATACGAACAAATCAATCACTATCTCCCACAAATCTTTAAATATCTGAAGCAGCAAATTGGCAATATATCGCCCAAACTTCAAAATCATATTAATAATAGATTGGAGAAAAGCAATCATTTTGAAATCCCCACCTTAAATGCAATATACGTACAACCAAACAAAACAACGCCACCCATAATTCGAAGTATATTAATAAACATCGAAGAACATTGCACTGTGACAGGCCACGGCCCAAGCTGCGCGAAACCAACCGAAAAACTTGGAATATCCCAATTCGGGCAATAGCCAGAAATATTAACATTAAAAAACGTGGAGACAGCACGCATGAGCGGCGTATTGCTCAGCCCACGGTTAAATTCATCCCACGTCGAACGCAACGTAGCTTCCTTCTTCTGATACAAATCCGGAACCGTCCAATCCCCTTCTACCGGAAGCGGATCAGGTTTTTCCGGCTCCCCCTCTTCTGGCGACTCATTGGCCGTTTCAGACGTAGTAGTCGGGCCAGTAGTGGTCACACCGTCAGGCGTGGTATGCGTTGACGTGCCAGTGGTCACGTCAGTCATGGTGATATCGCCCGTCGGCGAAATAGTAATGACGGTTTTACCTGTCGAGGTATTTGTATCAACCGAGCCATCAGGGTTTTGAACCGTCGACGTCGTTAATTGACGTGGAGTCGTTTCCATTGGCGATTCAAGCCGTTTTGAATCAGGGACTTCAGCATAAGGAACAGATTTGCTGGTATTGGTGTAATCACGAACTGCATCAGCTGGATGGTTAGTGGTTACATCGGCAGTAAAGGCATCAATTTCAGGATCGGAAACAGCTGTTTGTTCGCGCTTTACCGTTGACCCAGCTGGGCGGGCTATGGCCGAATATTGGATGTAACGGGCATTAAATCCAGATGTATAGCAGTAGTTATTTACGTTTTTAAAAATAAGGCCTGCAGATTGGCAAAGCTCTTTTGTTTTAGCCAATACAGATGGATAGGTATTAGTTGAAGTTAAATTTGCGTTAGGAATGGTAAAACACTGGGACGTACCACTAAGACAAGCTTTTGTGTCATGCGTGGGGCTAAAAGGCACCTCAGCAAATTGAGACTTCACGTAGCATTCCGGTGTGACCTGGCATTGCGCTGAAGCCATCCATTCCCACCCCTTTTCTATTGCATAGCCTGCAAGAATGGTCAGGCCGACGTTCATCAAACCACCCTTTACAAAGCCGAACATGGAGCTTCGCAAAGCAGGCGATTCAACTTTCACGGCATCAATAATCCGCCCTACGGCTTTATCGCCAAAACGGTTCTTTGCGGTAAACGGTGTTTGCCTTGATAGTGTGACATCGGTACCCGTTGCAGTAATGTCACGAATAGTCGTTTCACCAACGCTATACGTGGTAGAGGGATTACCTGCACCTGGGGAAAAACGGCCACTGCTAATGCCATTAGTCTGGCCAGTCAGCACACCCGTACCGGCTTGAACATATGAAGGCAAAAACAAAGCAATGGCAATCAGAACGCCAAAGGCGAAGAAAGAAAAATTAGCAAACAGACGACGCATAGCAACCCCCTAGCCTCGAAAGCCCTTAACAACAGCAACAGCGCAGGCCGTGCCAAGGCAGAAAAAAAGGACATTCCAAATCATGGCGATTACCCCTTAAAAAAAAGGCCAGCCCGAAGGCCGGCCAATGCCACTCAGTGTTAACGAAGGAAACTCATAACCTGGCGATAGCCCCACTTGGCAACACGCGGCAGCATCATCACAGCAGCAATCGCAGTGATACCGGCAACAATGGTGGTGGCATCAACTGCCGACGCGATGCTGGAATAGTCAGGACCGGTGGCAAAAGCCGGTGCAACAGCACCCAAACCCAGACCCAGAACAACAACACGAGATTTCAGGCTTTTAAACATAACATTTCCTTTCAGGAAAAAATTCATCGAATGAAGCGCAGCAATTCGCCAAAGCCCCACGCGACGAGGTAACAAATCAAAATCAAGGTGAAACTAAATCCGAAGAATTTGCCGGCCTCGACCGGCTCAAAACTCCAGATATCCACGCTTTGAAACGTCGTGAATTCTTGAGGCGTGACGAGCATATAACCCGTACAGGACGCCGTATCTTGTTGGGACTGGACGAGATAGCCAGACTGGAATTCAACACACTGAGGCATGATTTCCTCCCTCAACCATCAGCCGGACGGGAAGAATCGCCCAAGACAAGGTGGCGCTGATAATCGTCGGCCATCTGTTCCGTAACAGTGTTTTGCGCCTCAAACTCTCGCTGCAACTGCCGAGAAAACTCCGTCGATTCATCAACCTGATTCGCAGACTGTTCAGCTTGCAACGCGAGCATTTCCTCATAGTCCGAACGCTCTTGATCCCGCAATGCAGTGAAATTTTCCGAACCCTGCGACTCAGCAGGGATATCGCTTTGCGCCTCAAACTCTCGCTGCAACTGCCGAGAAAACTCCGTCGATTCATCAACCTGATTCGCAGACTGTTCAGCCTGCAGTGCAATCATTTCCGCATAGTCCGAACGCTCTTGATCCCGCAATGCAGTGAAATTTTCCGAACCCTGAACCTCGGCAAGCTGTTCTTGCTGCAGCTGCTGCGAAAGTCTCGCGAGGTAAAGTTCCTGATAAGTCGGCGCGGCAACTTCATCGCGCTTGCTGTCACCACCAATGAAATCCATGACCTGCCGATACGCCCAGGAGGAAAAACGCACCGCAAATATGAGCAGAGCAATGGAAACAATGGCGGAAACGACAACCACCCCAGTTTGATAGAGACCACTGGTAAGCAAAGTCGAATCAACTGGCGACGACATGGGATGGCCTTTCGTTATTGAGGAAACCTAGCCAATCCGGAAAGTGCCGCCCTTCGGGTACGGTTAGCGGGGGCAGGCTTGGGATGGGGGGCTGATGCAGGATGATTTCTGCAGACAGGGTTTTAGCGAGTGCGGGAGCGATGCCCGTACAGTTATTTACACGGGTCCAAGGCGTGCCGTCCGTTGCGCGCCTCGCTCCGCTCGACGCATCAACGGACGCCCCGCTAGCCACAGTCCAAACGTGTATGCGGGTTTCCACGATTTCGCCTGTTGGCCGGAAGGTCACGCCTTTGGTGACCTTGACGAATTCGGCATAGCGGTTCTGGCGTGCCTCGCGGTGCGTGCAGACCGGGATATCTTTGCGAGGTGCTGCAGGTCCACCACAGAGGCGCACGAAGTCGCCCCAGTTGGAGGCGTCAGCGGCTTCGACGTAGGCGCGCAAGCCCTCCTCTACCTGATCGGCCTTGAGGCGGCGCAGCTCTCGCCAGACGGTGACGCTGGTAGTACCGATGAACTGGAACTGGCGAATTCCGTGACTGGACGCCCAAGCACCGACACGAACAGCGGATTCGTGGATTTTGGCCAGCTTGGCGTCGGAGCTTTCAAAGTCGTAGTCTTCGACCGGGGCGCCGTCCGCCTTGAAGCCGTCGATGTTCTTGCTGATGTACTTGGCGAGGTAGCCGACAGCACTGCCCTTCTCAGGGTCAATCGTCTTGAAGGTGAAACGACGCAGCCATGCGCCCTTTTCGCTTGGCGAATCCTGCAGGGCGTAGTCACGGAAGGTCTTGAGCATGGCCTTGCGATCTGCAGGGGCGACGAAAAGCAACAAGTGCCAATGGGGCGTACCGTCATGGTGCGGCTCGACGGTGCGAACGCCATAGCAGCGGATGCCGTCACGCGCCCACTGCGCGCGGGTGCGTGCCCACACCGTATTGAGGTACTGGTGAACGTGGCGCGGGCTGGCGTGGCAGAAGTTTGGATTCTCCTCGCCGGTCTTGCTTTGCCGTGCGTGCATTCGTCCAGGAGCGGTAAGCGTCAGAAACACGCCAATGTCGCCCTGCTCTTTCGCGTAGTCCTCAAGGCCGCGAGTCCGAACCATGAGTTCGGCGCGCTTGATAACCGGGTTCGACGGGCCTTTGTCGGCCAGTTCCTGCAGGGTGAAGCTGTCGCCGAATTCGTTGGTGGCAACGAGGCTGGACAGGATGTCGCGGTTTTTGCGGCGGCGACCGTTTACACGGGACTGGGTGGCGTCGGAGACATAGAGCGCTCGACGACGGTTAACGAGTCCGGCAGCGATAGCGACAGACTCGAAAGCACGACCATGAACAGACCGAATCTGACGTTTCCAGAAGTCGGGGTCAACGGCGCGGAGTCGGCAGGATTCGAGGTTGGATCGGTCTTTTTTGACTTGGGGGAGCTGAACCAATAGCTTCCCGGCCAGCGCCTGAAGCTCAGGACATTGGCTGCGGGGCCAGCCGCTATGCAGCGCAAGCGCAGCAAGTTTTTTTGCGGTCGTGTCGATCGTTCCCTCATCAAGCAGGACGCTGTCTGCTCTAGCATCAAGGCGTACTCGACGGGGCAACCCGGCCACAGTTTTAGAGCTAAGGAAGCGTCGCAGCCAGACGTTGGCCGCAGAGCGCTGTTCATTGGAGCCTTTGCCATATTTTCGTGACCAGCTGTTGAAAATGGGGGCAACCACGTCACCGGCCAGCCCAGCAGCAGCGATAGTGTGCTTTGCCCATGCCGGATCAGACATGGCAACGAGCTGGCGTTTGGCTTGCTCAGGGGTTGGCGTCGTGAGGTTGCGGCGTTTCATGCTGCACCCCGAACGAATTCAAGCGGCCCGAAAAAGGTAATCCCTTGCGGGCAGCGGTAAATGGCGAGTTCATCCAGGGTGTACTGTGGCAGGTGTTCAGCCCCCAACCGTTGCAGGTGATGGCGTTCCGACAGCGTCAGGTCATCAAAGGCGACGCGCTGGTAGCCTTTGAAGTCCTGCGGGATGAGTTCTGGCAGATTGGGGGTGAACATGATTAGCCGGCCTTTTTCTGCTGCTGGATCACCGGAGCGACCATAGCCATGAAGTCTTCAAAGCCGATGAGCTTCGGAGACACGGCGAGAGCGTCGAACTCACCGACGTAGATCGAGGTTGGCGACAGGATGTAGACGCCGGGAGCGTATGGCGCTTGGTCTTGACCAAGGCGAATGCGGGTTTCAACCGGGTAGCGCTTGAGCTTGCCGGTTTCAGTGTCGTAGGTGGCGGCGTAGGCGGTTTGCGAACGGCTGATACCGGAACGGCCGTCGCGTTGCCACGGCTTTTCGGTAACTGGCTTATCTTCGACTTCGATAACGATCATGATGCAGTCCTCATGGGAAAAAGGCGGAATGGCGTTCCGGTGTTATTGCTGTTGGGGTGAAGCTGAAGCGGCAGGGGGCGGGAGAAACTGGACGTACTCTTGAAAGGCAATATCTCTTGCATGCTTGGCGCTAACGTAACCAGCCAAAACGTTTTGGATATAGTCATGCGACTCACCAGCAATGAGGCCCTCAGCAAGAACTCGGGCATACGAGTTGACTTCAGAATCAACTCTGAGGAAGACATCACGGCGGCGGTCTTTCTCTAAACAGAACTCGGCTTGTGTCATGGCGTTCGGTGTCATGGCTTGTCCCCTGCTAGAATTGGTGTCATGAAGTTCATTGCAGATGCAATTATTTCAGGTGCAATAGTAGTATTGCGCCCGCAATAGTTTCAAGGAGGTATTCGGGTGGAAAGTTCAAAGGACTACTTGGAAGAAGCGCTAAGACGGATGGGCGACAAGCCAGATTCAGAAAAAGCGAAGATGCTGAAAATCGCTCAACCCACTCTGAGCCTGTACCGTTCTGGCGAACGAAAAATGGATGATTTTTCTTGCATCATGATTGCAAGAGTGCTGGGTATAGACCCCATGCGCATCATTGCCGCGTGTCAGGAAGAACGGGAGAAAAGCGAGGAAAGACGGGAGTTCTGGCGGGATTTTCGAAGCACACTAGGAACACTGGTAGCGACCCTAGTGCTGACAACTCTGTTGATGATGACGCCGACCCCTGCTAGTGCAGCAACGGCTGACATAGTAAATATTTCTTATGACAAATGTTTATTATGTCTAATAAACTACGCAGAATCCGCCGCAGATTCACCTCTTCCGCCCGTCTTCTTACTCTGATCAGGCTTTTTCATTTCGGGAAATATGAAGAGGCACTGGCGGCAGAACTTGGCGTGACTGTCAGCACCGTGCAGGCGTGGAAGGCAGATAGTCAGCAGTTTGCTGTAGCTGGCAGTGGTCTTGCAGTCGATTGATGCGTGAAGCATCACCGGACGGCGCCATTCTGGCGACCCTGCGGCGATCAATACAAGATGAAACCATCACCAGCAACCGGCACATGGACAGGAGCCTTGTTTGTGTTCTGGAGGAACAATTCGATGACGTCGCGTACCATGCCATCAGCCGCACGCCAAAATGAAAGAAGCCGACATTTCTGCCGGCTTCTGGGGGTGGTTGAATGGTACAACGTCGCTTTACTACTACAACATAACTACCTTTCACTGCACCAGACACTAACGAAGGTGAGAGCGTTGCCGGCACGATGCCGGAGCTTTAACACGTACAACATCACGTTTACGGTTGGAGGAAAACGCTTTAACAAAGATCAGTGCAAACATCACATACATCAACAAGGTTATCAGCGATACCAT